GAATGCTGAAGAGCTTCGGTCTCTGGGTAAGCGATAGAGTCTTCAACCGAATGGAGCAACGAAGTGATCAAGACGTTAGGTGAGTCCCTCCCAGAGCAACAAGCCCGCGTGCGCCGCCTGATCGGCATATACCGCCAGATCGGGCCGACTGGAGCATTCGCTATCGCGATGATGGAGGACGCCCTACAGCGAGCCGACAAGGCCGCGATCAGCGGCGATGTGGTGGAGATGATGCGCGTCCACGAAGAGCTGAAAGAGTTTCACGAGTAGCGGACCGATTCCTTCAACGAATGGAGATTAAATTGAAACCTCTTTGCATCTATCACGGTAACTTGTCAGTTGCGGACGCGGCATACCTCGCTGGGTTAGTTGATGGCGAGGGTAGCGTAGCGGTCAGTCGCACACGAACAGGCGCGGCAGCGAAATCGTGTAAGCGCGGATTCGCGTATCGCGCCAGCGTCTCGATCTCCATGACTGACTTTGATGTGCTTCAGTGGGCGCAGAGCGTTACAGGCGTCGGCGGCATTTGCGAGAAGCGGGTCAACGTAGCGATACACCGCCCGGCTTGGACCTGGGCAGTGTGGAGCAACGAGGCATCCAAGCTGCTGACTGAATTGCTGCCCTATCTTCGGATCAAGCGGTCGCAAGCCGAAAACCTGATTGAGTTTCAGGCCGGAATGCGGCGGCCTGGATCAAAAGGACTAACTGACGCTGAGTGGCTTTTCCGGGAAACATGCCGCGCCAAGTCACAAAAGTTGAATCAACGCGGAGTCGCGGCATGAGCAGCAAAGTGCTTTGTATTTACCATTCAAACTGCGCGGACGGCTTCATGTCGGCGTGGATCGTGCGCAAGGCACTCGGCGATGGTGTCGAGTTCCATGCTGGCGTCTACCAGGACCCGCCACCGGACGTTACGGGGCGCGACGTGATCATGACCGACTTCAGCTACAAGGCGCCGGTCATTCACGAGCTTGCGGCGAAGGCGCGCACGCTCCTGATCCTCGACCACCACAAGACGGCCGCCGAGGATCTGAAGAGCTTACCGCCGCCGCCGACCGGACCGTATGACCCGGACGGTATGTCGTCTTGGCAGGAGGAGTGCGGCGCGCCCGCTGCATTGCACGCGCTGTTCGACATGGAGCGCAGCGGGGCCGGGCTGACGTGGGATTATTTCAACCCCGGCATACCGCGGCCGAAGCTCGTGAACCATGTCGAGGACCGCGACTTATGGCGCTTCAAGCTCGACGGCACGCGCGAAATTCAAGCCGCACTGTTCAGCTACCCATACGACTTCACGACGTGGAGCGCGCTTGTCGCCAGCGTCGAGGCCGATGCGGACCGCTTGATATGCGAGGGAGCTGCGATCGAGCGCAAGCACCATAAGGACATCACCGAGTTGACGAAAGTCGTCACGCGGCCGATGCGCTTCCGGTATCAGGCCGACTACTCCGGGTCGATCGTTGTCCCGATGGCGAACCTGCCCTATACGCTGACGAGCGATGCCGGGCACCTGCTCTGCGGCGATGCGCATCCGTTCGCCGGCTGCTATTGGGACACGCCAGACGGCCGCGTATTCAGCCTGCGGAGCCGCGACAACGGAGCGGACGTTGGCGAAATCGCGAAGCAGTACGGCGGCGGTGGACACAAGCACGCGTCCGGCTTCCGTGTCCCGTTCGATCAGCTCGCACAGTTCGAGCCATAGGGCCTTCAAAACTATGCCAAAACGAATTCAACGCAAGCGCACGAAGGGATGGACGATGCCACCTAAAACGGTGTACGTCGGTCGCCCATCGCGCTGGGGCAATCAGTTCATCGTATCGAGCGAGCCCGACAAGCTTGAGCACTACGCCGACTGGGAAAAGAACGTTGATCTATGGACCGGTTGGCCGGTGAAGGACGCCGCTACAGCCGTCGCTGCTTTCCGGCACTTCATGGAGCAACGGTATCGAGTCGATCCTTTCGCGTTTCGTGCGCTGCGCGGGCGCAACCTCGCGTGTTGGTGCCCGCTAACCGACGCGCAGGGCAATCGAATTCCCTGCCACGCGGACGTGCTGCTAGAGATCGCGAACAGATAGCCATGCCCGTACTGAGCGAAGCCATGAAGTTGATCGACGCCGTGAAGCGGGCCAGCCCGCGGGCGTTCGAGTCAGTGGCCGTGCGCCGCGCCGCTTGAGAGTTGATACGCGCCGCAAGCCGCGCCGAGCTTGAGTCTGACGAGTATAATGGGGTATCAAGGACTCCAGAAGCGCGCTAAGTATTGTTTCTATTGGTAAAACTTGGAGTCTTCGCGGGCTTCAATTTAGGAAGAAAAGCATGGTCAACGAGTACGTGAAAACGCTGAGCGTACAGCCGATCGATCGGCCTGACGTGGACGACAAAAGCTACGAGCTTGCCGAGCACTTTTTGCAGGACGAAAAAGCTGCCGACGACGACAAGTGGAACCTCGCATGGGCGATTCAGAGCGCTGTAGAGGACTGGTTTGACTCTCGCTCGAACGTGGACAGCGTGGCCGCAATGGGCGCCGAGTTGGAGGAATAGTGGTATGGCGCGCAAGAAGCGAAAGGACGCGGTGGATGTTATTGAGGTTTGGATCGGATACTCAGACGACAAACCACACATCGTCGAGCCCGAGCCGCAGCCAAACTTTGAAGCCATGAGGAAATTGTGCTCGGGAGACCCAGGCAATGGTTGATTACCGCTATCGTGGCTGGGAGTGGCTGTTCCCATGGCGACGCCTTAAGCGCATCGTGCGCGAGCTCGATCGCGAGGAGCGAGAAGGCGTATGGCGGATGATGCGGGAACGAGACGCACGGCTAATTCGCGAGTTTACTGGAGAATAGCTCTTGGAAAAGATAACCCACGACTGGTCCGCAGAGGACGTGAGCAAGCTAGCGGACCGCCTTGAAGGGTCTGATCGATTGGACGATGTGGGCCGCAAGATGGCTGTGAACGCATTGCGGTCTCTCCAGTCCAAGCTATCCTCGTGCGAAAGTGAACTTGAGAAGTGGAAAGCCGCCTACAACGCCGCGAACGCGGGGCAAATTGCGGCCGAGTCCCGACTAGAATCGGCCCTTGAAGGCAACCGGGCAAAAGGCGACGGTGGTCACTCGCGACGATGCGCGCAGTGCGATCATTGGGCGGTCGTCGATAAATGCACAATCTGCGGCGCTGAAGAGGCGACGGACGGTGCCGGGATCTCGGTAGAGGCGGCCTTGGCGAAGGATCTCTATGAGGCGCAGTGCAGATTAGACAAAGCGCTCATCGCGCTGCTCTGCATCTATAACACCCCACCGAAGCTGTCTGAGGCGCGCGACCAGGAACAAGGTTGGTGGATTGCTCTCGTCGACGACATGATGGGGCAGGCTGGGAATGCTATTTCAGACCTCGTAGTAGAGAGAATGGAACCGCCCGTACCGAAGTGTCGATACTGCGGCATGGAGCATGGGTACCACGACAACTCCTGTCCGCAGCGGGAGGCGCAGTGCAGATTAGACAAAGCGCTCATCGCGCTGCTCTGACACACCTGGCCGATGCGCCTTAGTGTGAGTGACACTACTTTCGCTTCTTCGCGACTTCCTTGACCGGCTCCTGAGCCGGCTGCCCGATCACGAGCTGCCCCGCCGCGACCATAGCGAGCACCGATTTGGCGAGCAAGAGCTTTTCCATCAGCGCCCGCTCGCGTTGCTGGTCGCATCCAGACAGTACCTCGACGGTTGCTGCCGCTGCTTCTCGGATTTGATTATCTGTAACGTTCAATTGTCTACTCCAGTTGAGATATCCGCGCGTCCAATTCTTTGATGCTGTTCACGATCGCCGCCATGATCGGGCGCGTGTCCATTGTGCGCATGTGCGTTTCGTTGGTAAAGCGGCGTCCTGGTTTTGTGATGTTGCCGTCCTCGTCCCTTTCGTCCGGCTCTTGCGTGTACATTCTCCCAACAGCCTCGGGGAATATACGCTCGACATCTTGGGCTGAGAAACTCGCGTAGTCATCCTTGGTCTGGTCGAGGCCTGACTCTCGTGTGTAGCCGTACTGAATTGGATTGAGCTGGAGCAGATCGGCAGTGCCGCGGGTGTACGGTCTGACGTTGCGCTTAGCTCGCTCGTCGGAGACGGCTGTCACGTTGCCGCTTGCATCTGTTGTGAGGGTGCCGGCGCCGTAGCTTAGTAGTTGCAGAGCGCCAGCAAGTGAAATTGCGCCGGCGCTCGTGATAGTGATGCGCGGAACGGCCGCGGTAGACAACACAAGAGCCCCAGTTAGGGCGTCAAGCTCTATATCGTCCTGCGTGCCGCCCGAGATACCCAGCGCATTGCCGAGAAAGCCTAGCGTCGTGCCGCTGCGTCGGAACCGTATGTATGGTCCACCGGCGTTGCTGCTATCAAGATTGATCACACGGTCGGCGGGTGTGATCCACGAAAATTCAACGTCAGACGTGTTTGGCCCGCTCGTCGGAATCGATAGACGTGTCGTACTCCACGTATTAGCCCCGGTGAAATTCTGCGGATCACGCGCTAGCAGCGCGACGTTCGCCGACAGCGCCGCATCCGGCACCACTAGATTTGGGAACATGCCAGCGGTGAGCTGGCCGAAGTTCAGCGCGTCTGCCGTCTGCCGGAACACGCGGTCATTCGTGCCAGCGCTGATCGCAGCGAGATTTCCTGCTCCGGCAGTCGAGACACCGAGCACCGCTTGGCCGGTGATCTGCGCGAGATTGGCGAAGGCGAGGCGCGTTGTGCCCACCGCATCAGCGCTTGCGAGATTGATCGAGCCGAAGCCGACGACAGTACCAGCGGTGTTGAGGCGCAGGATTTGATCTGGCGTACCGGCCTGGATGTCGGCCACATCGCCAGACGTGTTCGTTGCACGCCCGAGCACCGAGAGCGCGGCAGAGTCAGCTATGTCGAGAAGAGGATTGCCAGCATCACCATCCGCATTCGTGACCGCGAGGCGAGACTCAACCGTGATCGAGCGCGTGACCCATGAGCCGTCAACCTTGCGAGTGACTAGCCCGGAAGTCGTAAGCGCTGCGACTGAGACGACGTTCGCCGGAATCTCACGCACGCGCGACCATATCGTGAACGGCAGCGTCAGAGTCTGTGCGCCGGATGTGATTGCTAGCGCTGCGGCGAGTTGAGCGAGCGTCGGAGTCGAGCCGTCAGGCAGGTGTAGGTCTAGGCCGATGGTTGAGCCGCGCGTAGCCTCTGTGTCCAAAATCGCGACGCGATTAAGGTTCGCCGCAAGCGGCACCTTGACTTTCACGGCTCTTCGATCTCGTCTTGAGCAGTTCGCATATTTGGATGGATCGCCGAATCCTCGCGGTACCGCTGAATACGCTCTGCCTGCGCCTTTCCAAGAGCGGAGTACACGCGCCGGATGTTCGCCCGATCATCGTCCGTCAAGTTGCGGTCGCGCAGTTGCTCGCGCATTCGGCTGCGGATCTCGTCGAGCTCGAACTTCATGCCGCGCAGGTTGGCGGCCCGCGTCTTCTCGGGCTCTACCGGATAGACGTTAACGCCGAAGAAGCGCATCGCAGCTTGCGTCGGCGTGTCGCGAGGGTCTCCGGTGCGCGGATTGACCTTGCCGGAGAGCGCGTCTTTCATGCGGCTCAACGCTCCGCCTTGGCGTTGATCCTGGCCAATACCCATGAACGACGGCATCGCGAGATTCCACACGTAGGTTAGAAGCTGTTGCAACTGCTCGGCAGGAGGATCCGCAGGGTTCACGATCTCGCGCTTCGTGAACGGGTCGATGTTCGTCTTGATGGCCGCGATCACGTCTGGTATCGGGCCGCTCAGAAGTCCAATGTCCCGAAGCGCCTCGAGAGGCTTCCCGGCTTTCGCGGTTTTGTACGCGTTCGTGAACGCGCCCCACGGCAGGATGTAGCCCAGGTTCACAACCTGCCAGCGGCCGTCCTCGTCCTTGAACGGCATCAGCAGCATGTGCCCGCGTTCTTCTATCCAATTCGGGAAGGCTTTGCGCAGCTTCTCAACGTCGTCGTCGTCGACGTCGAATGACGACTTGACGATCTCCTGCAAGATGTACGGGACTGCGACGTAGGGCGCGAACCGCATCGGATGCTTGACGGCAGTCTTGGCGAGCTGCGGCAGCACCTTGTAGGTGAACGTGATGAACGCCGAGCCTATCGGTGCGTTGCGCAGGTACTGAATCGAGCGCGGCACGAGCGAGTAGTCGAACAGCGCCTCGTGAGCTTCGATCATCGCGTCGGCTTCCGACTTGCCCTCGCGGCCCATCGCGTCACGGAGCTTTGCGATCTTGCCCACCGCCTCCATGAGCGCATAGGTATCGCCAGCAAGGTTGGCGAATTCCGCGCCCATCGCCTTCAGTCTAGCAACGCCGGTGCCCTGCTTTTTCTGCAACGCAATCCACGAGTCTTCGATGCGCCGCAGCTCTTGGTTCGAGAACGTCACGGAGAACAGCCCGTACTTCTTCGCGATCTGGTAGTAGCGGTCCTTCTTGATGATGCTCTTGATCGCCTTACCGACAATCTCGCCGCTGTACACGCGGTGCGCCGGCACACCGGACAGGTGTAGCAGCGCCATGTTCGACGCGAAGTTTCTAATCTGCGACGGCGGATTGAGCGCGACCTTGCTCATCTTCCACCACTGCGTGAGCTTGGTCAGCGTCCCGCCCTGGCCGAGCAGCGATTCCGCCCAACCGGCCTCGCGCGGGATGAAGTTCTGCGCACCCACCAGATCGTCGAAGATTTCCTTGCGCACCCACAGGCCACGCAGAGCGCCGTAGCGCGGCGAATTCGGAACCTGTTGAAAGTCGCCGCCAACGTCTCCGAGCGCTTCCTCTGCGTCGTGCGCTTCCTTGTCCATACGCTCGGCGAGCTTGCGGGCTTTCTCTGCAACGTCCGCAGTCTGGTACTGCGCCTGCTTGCGCAACCGCTGAGCTTCGGCTTGCAGCCAGAACGGCGACACGCTGCGGCCGTTCCACTCGACCACCGCACCCGCAGGAGTCCACTTCCGATTGCCGGCCACGGTCTGCAAGAAGTCCACGATCGCAAGATCGCGCAGCGTGCGCGTGAGCCCGAACGACGCGAGGAATGCAGGGTCCGTTATCTCGCCGAGAATGACCTTGCGCACATCCTCGGGGATGTCCATGCGCTGCTTCGTGTAGCCAAGATCAGAGAGCCGCTTGCCGTTGCCGATCGCGCTGAAATTCTTCTCGCCGAGCAGATGCTTCAAGTACACGCGCGGCAAGTACTCGCCAGCGTGCGCTTCGTAGGCTTCCTTCGAGAGCAGCCCTGCCTCGACGAGCCGCTTGCCAACGCGGTCGATCAGGCCCTTCACCTTCACCGCCTGGGCGCGGATCGCGTCATCCTTGATGCTCGACGGCTTCGCGTCGCGCGTCGTCATGTACGCGTAAACGGCCTGCTGATCGGATTCGTCGGCCTTCGACAGCGCCTTGAACACGCCGTGCCCGATCTCCTGCGACTCGCCGACTTTGCCGAGCGCGAGATACCGCTCCTTCAGGTACGTTTTCTTCGCAGGCAGTTTGCCGAGCACACCGTAGCGCCAGCCGATTTTCTCGTTCCAGATGTCGATAGCGCGCTGCGCTGCTTTGGCGTAGCCCTTGTCGCCCTTCTGCGATGGCGGAGTCGTGCGGCGCTCGGCAACGGCTTCGCTGAGTTGCGCGTCTCCGAAATCCACCGCGTCGGCGCGTTCGCCAATCCGCGCAGACTCCGCGATCATGCTGCGAATCTTTTGGGTTCTCTCGCCGCCGCTCACGACAAGCTCGTGCTCGATCTTCTTGTCGAGCTTGCGGATACGTTTCCGCAGTAGGGTTGATTCTGGCTCAACCTCGCTCAGCGTGGCGTCGCCTTCGCTTCGAGATGATTCGCCCTCGCTCACGTACCGCCACGCGCCTTCTAGCAAGTCGCGCACCTGCTCGTCCGAGAACTTCGCGCCACGCTTGCCGAAGAGAGCCTTGATGCGCTGAATGAATCGCTCGATCGCGCCGCGCAGCGTGTCACGTTGAGCCTGCGGGACATCGATGCCGTAGCGGTCCTTGATGTGAGCGTAGTCGCCGGTACGCGTCGCGGCGGCAAGCTCGGCCAAGGCTTCCTCGACCGAAGTCATCTCGCCGAGCTTCGTACGCTGGCGCTTCATCTCCGTCGCAAGACGGTCGACAGTGGGATTCTGGCGCGCAATTCGAAACGCGTTGTTGAGCGCGTCGATGTCATTTGCGCCGATCGAACCGCGTAAGCCCTTGTGCCCCGCGATCTCATGTGCCGCCGTCCAGGCTGCATCGGCAGGATCGGTCGCGGCCGACGAGGCGATAAACACGCGCCCGGTCTTCGGGTCAAATGATCCTTTCCACGTCGTTCCCGGGCTGCGCTTCATGCGCTTGCGGATCTCGGCAGGTACGCCGTTGACATCGGCAACGAACTCGACGGTATCGGCCTCTCCGAGCACTGAGCGCACGGCGTCGCGAAGCCCGCGAGTCTCCGCGTCCTGCTGCCCTTCCTCTGCGGACTGGCGCGTAAGCTCGGTATCAAGCTGAGACTCGGCGCGCCCTTCGTCGCGTCGCTGCTTCAGTCCTCCGAACGCCTTGCGCTGCTCCGGCGTCAGGCGCTCGGGCGATAGCTCTTGGACTTCAATGCCTTCGGACGTTTGTGGCTCAGCGGCTTTCTGCTCTTCGAGAGCACCCTTCCACTCAGCTTCGGCTTTCTTGTATTCCGAGTTCGTGATGAGGCGACCGTAGCGCTCAAGATTGCGTTCCGTGGGCCGAGCAATCGCCCAATTCGGACCCCACCGCTGGCGGGCGAAGTCGGAGAATTTCTCGGGCACAGGCGACTCGGAGGCGGGAGCGTCTTCGATGTCACGCTGCTTGCGCGACTCGCTGAATAGATCGTCGGGGCGCCCGGTCTCGAGCGGTACGTCGCGGTCGGGCGCAAGGCGCTCGTCGACGCGCCGCTGTTCGTCGGCTATTTCTTGGGCTTGGCTGGTGTCTTGGCCGAAGAGGTCTGCTTTTTCCGAGCGAGCACCGCCTTGGCGACTCTCTGTAGGCGCCTCACGCGGTTGGTCGACGATGGCCTTGATGGCACGGAGGAATCCGGCATCGTCGTCCTCGAATTGTTGGGCGGCTCGTTCGGCGGCATTTTCGTCAAGCTCGGTAGCGCGAGCTACTAATGCTGCCTCAAAACCATCGTCCGGTCCAGACTCGAACTGCTCCGCGGCAAGCTCATCGCTAGTCGGATTGAAGGCGCTGGATGCGACCATCTCGTCGGCGAGCTCGGAAAGGAAATCGAAGTACTCGCGCTGCTTCTTCCCCAGCAGATTCCCGTTGATACCCTTTTCGATGATGGCGGCCGTCTGAGATTCGTTGAATCCACCAGGGCGACCAGGCCACCACTCGGCCTTCGGAATCCACGGCGTGCGGCCGATGACATCTCCTTGGCCCTCGCCTACCAACCCGCCTTCGGTCTGCGCACCACTGCGGATCATCTTGCCGCCAACCTCAGCCCATCCGGCCTGTTGCGCGAGTGTGCGTAGCGCTGCTGTTTTGTCATCGGTAGCTGGCCGAGACTCAGTTCCGGGCCGTACTTGGGTAGCGCCCCCCCCCTCGATCGCGTCGCTTGGCGCAATAGGCGAGGCCATTTCGGGCTCGGGTGCCTCTGGGATCACGGTTTCCACAGACTCGGCTAGATTTTGGAGGGGCGCCGGCTGAACTATTTCCGGCTTCGTGTCAGGCGGCGGCAGCGCCAACGGCTCGACAGGCGGCGGACGCATCTCTGCTTCTCGACGCGCTTGTTCCATCGCGGCGCGGATCGTGCCGGGTGTCATCCCGAGCTCGGCAGACTCCGCGGCGGCGGCTTCGCGCTGAACCTGCGTTCCGGCCTGCCCTTGCGGGTCGACCGTGATCGTCGGCGCCGGTAGCGCTGGAATCTCCGGCTGCTGCATGAGCGAGCCGAGATCGGCCGGCAGCTCTTGCGGTGGGCTGACCAGCCGCGCGGCACCGACAGCGGTCTCTGCGCCGCCGCGGATCGCTGCACCGGCACCAGCTCCGCCAACTGCGCCGGCTGCCATGCGGTCGCCGAGCTCGCCCAGCGCCATAGGCGCCTGTCCGACTCGCTCGGCGCCGTATTCGAGTCCTTCCTGCGCAGCTTCAGTACCGGCCTCTGCGGTCGCGGCCGTGAATATTCTGCGCAGCACGGTAGCGTCCAAACCCTTCAGGCTACCGAGCACCTTCTCGGCGCCGTAGCGTTCGAGCAGCGAGGATAGAAGTGCGGTCCCGCCAGCAATGGCGAGATCCTCTTCGTTGATCTCCTCCTCACCGCGCAGGTTCGCGCGCGCCTTCGCAATCTCGCCCGCTCGAGCAGTCATGTACGCGGGCAGATTCGCTAGCGCGGCCGCCATGTCGGGCAGCGAGACGACGCCTTGCTCGAGCGCGAACTTGGTACCCTCCATCAGCGTCGGGAGAACGCCCTCGACGTCCTTCACGTTCTCCCATGTGGTCATCGGCTCGTAGCCGAGATCGCGTTCTTGCGCGGCAGCGCCCGTGCCAACGAAGATCTCGGACAGATCGGGTGTCTCCGTCGCCGCTTGCCGGCTCGCGTATTCTTCGCCGCCGACGAACTCAAGGCCGTCATCGAAGCGGATACCGCCAAGAGGGAAGCGACGCTCGAGCGCCTGCGGCACGGCGCCTGCCGTCGTCATCAAGCCGCCAGCGAGCGAGCTCACACGCTCACCGACGCCGCGCGCGAGGTTCATCATCGAGTCGCCGAGTCCGGCTTGCATCGGAGGTTCGGCAGGCTCAAGCGCCGGAGCACCTTCCAGCTCGAACCCAGGCGGAAGCGACGGCATGGACCGCTCAAGCTGAAAGCCCGGAGGTAGAGGCGGAGCCGGCATCAGAACTCCACCGGGACCCACTGCCCTGCGCGAAGCATGAGACGCTCGCCGGTTGCAGGATTGACGGCCGTCGCGCCTTCGCCGACGTCTGGTTGCTCGCCCGCTTGCGGCATGATCGGCGGCACGATCGGCCCAGGCCCGGTCGGCCCGTAAATGCCGTTGATGATCTGCTCCGCCGTCTGCTGCGCGTCTTCCGCACCGTAGAACCCGCTGCGTACCATCGCGTCGACCATTTGCAGCTTCGCCTTGTTCGGGTCCGTGATCTGCCGATAGACGATCGCGAGCGCCAGATTCGGCTCGAGGCCAAGCGACACGAGATGGTCATAGTTTTTCTGGTTCGCTGTTCCGCCAGCCGCAGACGGCCGCGCGCCCGGCGCCTGGTTGATCGCATCCGCCGCGCCTACGTACCGCGGACCATCAGGCGTGTTGATGACGACCAGATCGCTTGCGCTCATCTTGCCGCCGAGCGAATCCGGGTCAGAGAGCTGCGCAGGAGAGACAGCTTGCGCCGCCGCGATGCGCGAAGCCTCTTCCGCGGCAGGATCGCCGATCGTTTCGCGGAACCGCATCTCTTGTCCGCGCTGCCGTCCGAGCCCAGCGCCCGCGTAATCAGATCCCATGCCGCCCGCGATCAGGTTGCCGATCGGCGCGGACTCTATGTCGACGCCAGGCTGCCCCCACTGCCGCACGGCTTCCCGGTCCATCGCAGCGTCGCGCTCGGCCGCTGCCTTTTGCATCGCAAGATCGGTCTGCGAGCGGCGGTAATCGAACTGCGCCCGCTTGTCCAAGCCCTCCTGGTAACCGACTTCCTCGGCCGCTCCGCCGCCGACGAGATCGCCAAGGGCTGTGCCAACTTTCTTGAAGAACCCGGCCATCACGCATACCCCCCATACCGACCGGGATCGTATTCGCCGCCTGCCTCTTGACCGCCAGAGCCCTTCTTCTTGCCGCCAACGTTGCCGACAAGCTCACTGCCGATCTTCGACAGGATCGCGACCCACGGATTCTCACGCGTGTTGTTCAGCCGCAGCCGCATGAGAAAGTCATCGGCGCTCGCGTCGCGGCCGATTCGGTTCACGTCGGTTCGAGTGCGCGCCATCTCTTCGCCCTCGCGTCGGCGTTGCATACCCGGAGCGTCGATGCGCGAGAACATATCGGCGACGCGCTGCCCGTAGCCTTGGGTTTCGCTTCCGGCGCGCGCAACGTCCTGCTCGTACCGATCGCTCGCGCCGAGAATCGGAGGCGTCGAGCCGTCCGTCTGACTGCGAGCTCGACGAATGGCGCCCATGTACGCCTCGTTCGATGCCGCGATCTCAGCATCCGGCGTGGACTTCGTGACGTCGACGACTTGCGTGTTGATCCGCCTGTCCGCTTCGTCCTGCCGCATCTGCTGTTGACGCAGCCCGCGCTCGGTCTCGTCCTGCTGCCTTCGGAGCGTGCGCTGCTGCTCGATCATCGGCAGTGCCGACGTGAGTCCTTGGGCCAAAATCTGTTGCCACGCCTTTGGTTCGGCCATCACGGTCTCCCGTACAAATCTTGCCTAGTCGCGTCGTAGCCCAACGCTCGGCGCCTACCTGCCTCTTCGCGCTGCCGGTTATAGAGCCCAGTGGTGCCCGCAAAAATGTCGCCCAAGCCCTGAGCGCGCGACTGCGACGTTGCGCTGCCGATGTTCGAGCGCATCGCTTCCGCAGCGCGCGTCGCGCCCGTGGTCGCGTCCATGCCGCTCTGCGCCATGTTGATCAGGTTCAGCCGCGAGGATTGATCGGCGCTCATGAGATCGGCGAGCGAGCCCTGCGTGCGTCGTTCAGATTCCAACGTCCCGCGCACGTACTCGTCGCCGAGCCGCTTGCCGGTGTCCACTGCCGCACTGCCGCCAGTGAGCCCGGAGCGCGCGAGCGAGAACTTCAAGTTGCGATCAGCGTCCGCCTTCTGCCGTCCGAGGTCCTCGCCGTAGAAGCCGCGCAGCGCCGTCGCGAAGTCGTCGTATTGTTTCTTGCGCGCAGGGTTGTCGTAGGCGTAGTCGATGAGTTGCGTCGTGCGCCCGATCTGATCTTGACGCGCAGCCTCTCGCGACTCCGCGGCGCGGTTCGCTCGATCGGCTTTCTTTTCAGCGCCCTTGCCGGAGATGAGCGACGCTCCTGCTACGCCTACTGCGACCCACGTCATGATTCGCTCCCCTTGCACTCGAGCTCTTCGTAGCTCGGCGCGATAATCTCGTCCTCGAGCTTCGCGAGATCCGTTTCGTTGCTCACGTGCACCGTCGTCCAGATCGTGTCTTCCACAGCACAGACGATCCGCTTCGTTCCGGGCTGAGAGACGAACGTGTACGGCGCCGAGATCTCGATCACGCCGTCTTCGGTCGCGACGAGGCAGCGGCCCTTCGAGACGACATTGACGTGCGAATGCCGGTGGATCTTGCCGACGACGATGGTCCCAGCCGGCAACTCAATCTCTCGACCGTACGAGCCTTCCGCGAAATGGTGCCGCGTCACGAAGTCTTCCGACCCGAGCACGTTTTCCACGGGAAGCCCGCGCATCGCGCGTTCGAACGCAAGAATCCGCTCGCGCGGTATGCCGATATGGCTGCGTCGCCGAATCTTCACTACCGAGTTCATGAACCGAGCCTCAGTTCGGTCAGGTAAATCATGGCCGACTGCCACTGCCACGCCTGATTCGCATCGAACACCAGCCGCAGGCTGAAGCTCGGCGCCGTCAACGGCATCGGTATAATCGTGCCAGGCACCGTATCGCCGCTCACCGCGTAACCTTCGGTCCACGGTCCCAACGCGCTGTAGGTCGGCGTGCGCTCGTCGTACCCGAAGTGCACCGTCACGTCGCCGTCGATGACGAGATCGAAGCCGAATAGCTGTTTGTCGCGGCCGGGTGATCCTGCGTCGACGAAGTTCCACTGCATGACGCCCTGGAAGTCCGTGCCGACTTGATCGCCGCTAGACGTGCGCTCATCGTCGAGCGTCGCTTCGTCCGAGACGCGCCACACGAGATCGCCGGAGCGCAGGTAAAGGTCGTCGCCCAAGATCGTCCAGTAGTCGATATCGCTCGGGAACGTGTAGCGGCTCCACGAGCGATTGTCCTGACCGCCCTGCATCGTGAGCACGAAAGCCTCATCGCCGAAGATCAGCCAGTACTGACCCTGCGCGGGCCAATACAGCGCGAGCGGCGCAACACCGGCAGTGATGGCAGCCTTCACGGCCGCGATGACGAGCGGGTCGATCTGAATCCCGAAGTAGCCGGCCTGCAGGTTGATCGACGCTCCAACGAGCCCCATGTTGCGGATGCCCTGATCGGTGAGAAACACCAGATCGTTCGACACCGGCTGAATGGATTTGGGGAACGTGCAGCCGATCGGAATAGCGTCGAGCAATGACATGGCGGTAGGGTCTTGGTCCACCTGCCAGATTTGCGCGCCCGTGGAATTGAAGACCACGAGGTTGCCGCGGTACAGCCCCATCGCCGTGATCGGATTCGCACCGTAGGTCTGCAAGCCGAACGGAATGTATCCGGCGTCCTCAGGCGTCGACCAGTCGAGCGGATTCACCGTGGCCGAGAACGGCACAATGTCTTCGTCGGCCGCGAAAATCTTCGAAGCCGCAATCGCGACGACTTCCGAATCAGGGGCCTTCGGGTCGTTTACACGCCGAGGATCGAGCACCCACGAGATCGTGTTGTCGGCTACGGACGCAAGGACGGTGGTCGGGAACGTCGGCTCGCTGACACCGCTCACCAGAATCCGGCTCGCCTCCCACGTGACGGAGTTGCCGGAGATCGCCTCCCACGTGACCTCGTTGTCGACGACCGTTTGCCCGATCGTGTCAGGCCACACGGGCTCCGAGTTGCCGGAGAATCCAGCGGCAGCCTGAACCGCGCGGAAAATCAGGTTGTTCGGCTCGCCCTGGCTCGCGTAGTCGTTGCTGAACGTATCGGCATACCACGCGCCATCCGGCCCCCAATTGAACGCCATTGCGGGCGTCCAGAAGGCAGCGCCGGCAGGAGCAATGCCAGTGACCTCGATCTGCGTCCATACGCCGTTCGCAGCCAAGCCAACGAGACCGCCTGAATTCGTGAGCCCCGGAGTGACTCGAACGAACCCATTACCGATGATGGTCGGATCAGATGCCATCGGAGTTGGCGCAAGCGCGGCAAGTGCAGCGTTGTACCAGTTGATCCGAATCTGACAGCGCGTGCGGTCAGGATCGCCCCAACAAAACACGAACGCTTTCGCCGTGATGAGCTGCCCAGGCACGACCGGGAGCCGGGCGTCGTTGACCATGAGCCGCTGATTGTTGCCGCCCGTGTCGTTCGCCGAGACCTTCCAGGTGCCGTCGAACGTCGGCGGCGTTTCTACAATCGCGCCGTTGCCATCACCGGAGAACGTCCACCCCGAAGCGCCGGCCTCGAAGTTCTGATTCGTCGGAACGTCTTGAGTGACTTCGCCCGCGCTCGTCGGCCGAACGATGTCGCCCGGTTGATATAATTTCGCGGGCTCCCAAAGGGGGATTACAGCCATGTCACAGCCCGTACTTCGAAGTGGTGCCAGACTGCGGCTTGTTCGTCGACGGCGGCAGAGGGGGTGCTACGGCTTCTTGATCCGCCTGCTCGGTGCCGTCCGTGTTCTCGATCACCTGAGCGCCGGTGTTCGTCGGCCACACGGGCTCGATGGTGCCGGAGATCGGGTTGTCGCCCTGCGTGTCGACGACAGTGTAGTAGTACTCGTTGTACACGGTGGGCTCGACGACCGATGCCTCGATGCTCGAGCTGTTGCCCTCGGTCCGAGGTACTCCAGGCGCCCACGCTTGGAACGGATCTCCCAATCGAGTAGCCCGATACACGAAGCCGTTCGGCGTCGTGGGCTCGACGAATTCGCCGGACGAATACTCGGTGCTCGCTTCCCACTCCTCGGCCTCTTGCAACCAGAAGTGAAAGATGCCGGCAGGGATGAATTCGGCCACGATATACAGCGCGCCCAGAAACGGCTCGGCGAAATGAATCTCGGTCAGGATCGCGGTCGGGTTGGTGGGATGCAGCAGGATGTTGAGCTGGTAGTCGTCGAAGCCGGTCAGGTCCACGCTCGTCGACGCGAACACGTGCAGCTTGTCTTGGAACGCCGTGAGCCCGATCGTGCCGACCGGCAGAGACGCATCGCGAAACGTGCCGGGCCGCGCCTTCACAGTCTTATCCGCCGTGCGGTAGCAGTTCGTCAGCTCATAGAACGAACGCGCCCGCGCCGGCCCTTTTAGGCGGAGCAAATTTAAGCCTTCATCGGCGGTCAGTGCAATTTCTCTCACGGGAATCTCCGGCGGTTGTTCGCCTGCTCTGTCGGAGTCGCCCAGCGGCAATTACTCGGTTCGTAGTTGCCGTCGTTGTCGATGCGATCGAGCGTCTTGCCATCTGGCCTTACGCCCATGTCGGCGAGGAAGTTCTCGAAGGTTCGCCAGCGCTCGCATACTGAGATCCCTCGCCCACCGTAATACTTGAAGCCGATGTTGCTTGAATGAAGACACCTACTAAGCATTGCTCCCCAGCTTTCATATGTAGGCGATCTTTTGCCTGGAGACCCATGCCCGTGCTTCTTTGTGAGGCGACCATTTTCCGCGGATACCTCGCTCCTCCAACACCCGCAACTCTTTGTGTTACCGCTACGAAGATTCTCTCCAACTGCAACGATCACAGATCCACAGTCGCAGAGGCACTCCCACCGCAAGCGCTTTTTGCGACAAACGCTTGGTGCAGCTCGTCCTACTACGCGCAACCGTCCAAACTTGTTGCCGACCATGTCAATGAATTGCACTCTCAAGTTCGCTGCCACTACAAACCCCCGGCGTCGTCCGCGATCTCTCTCATCGGCGTTGCATCAGCTTCAGCAGAAACATTGCCGCTTCCTCGTCGGAGATCGGCGGCGCCATCGGTGCGCCGAACGTGCGCTGCGTGTTCCCGGTGGGCGCATACGAAGACGGCGGCGCCGCAGGTACGTAGGCAGGCTGAGGCGGCATCGGCTGTCCGCTCGCCGATGCCGCAGCCACGACGTCGCCAATCTTGGCGTCACGGCCGCGCAAGTCTGCGCCAGCGCGGAATGCGCTGAAGGGGTTGCCGGCCATGTGTCAGGTAGCCTTAGCCTTTTTGCGGCCGTATGCAGCGAGAGCCAATCCGCCGACCATCAGAATGTCGTTGACCGCAGTCACGAGCTTCGCCGATAGCGCGTCGGCGCTTTGGCACGCCGCATCGACAACGGTCGGATCGCACTCGCCGATACCGAGCCAGCCCAACACCACTCCTATCCCCGCTGCCGCGATGCCGAGATACGTCTTTTTGCCTGCAAACATAATCGTCTCCTGTTCAATCCCAAGTTCCTTGAGCCGTCGTTTGCGCGCACGGTTCTCCCGCAAGCGCTTTATAGGTTTCACGGCGGTCCAAACCCGAATGCCTTTGATGACCGCTGCTACCGGGATCGCCATCACAGCCCCCGAATCATCGTGGCCACACGCTCAGCGCGCTGCTTCGTCTGCTTCGCCCACGTCGAATCCAATGCCTCGATCGCCGCCTGCACGCGGTGTCCAGTGCGCAGCGCAGCGACCATCTTTCGGAAGTTCAGAACGCCCGTGACTCCGAGTTGATACGACATGAGCACGAGCGCCTTTTGCACGGCTTCCGGCTGATCCATGACCCACGGCGCGCGCGCGGTAAGCTCACTCCACTTGTCGGCGAGAATGAGCTTCATCCAAAGCTCACCGACTTCGCGCGGCATCGACACGGACTTGCGCTCGTCGATCAGAAACCCGTAGCCGATCGTGAGAAAATCCAGGCTGTCTCGGTAGGGACGATCGCGCCAGCCTTCCTCGGCTTTGACCTCCGGCAGTAGATCGTCGAGCGTCATTTCTTTGCCTGCATCCCGTCCAACGCCCGTTCCATCGCGAGTAACGTCGTGCGCGCAGCATCCAAATCCTGCGCGTCACGCAGCGTCCACGTGCCCGGGCTCTGATCGCGCTTGAACTGCATCGCCGTCACGGCGTTGCGCTGGTTCTGAATGTTCTGCAACAGGATGATCGCGAACGCGTCGCTCATCGGCTGAATCTGCTCTTGAATCTCGCCGGCCAGAGCTTTCGACGCGATGGGGGCTGCGAACAGATACAGCGCGCCGAGCGTGCCAGCGATGGACACGAGCGTCGAGATCGAAATATTCACGGTCGACTCTTTCGAGAATTTCAAGTCATTCCCCTACAAGCGGCAGAAACACTGGCTGCGAGAGTTGCGGAACTTCAACGGCACCAGGAACGTAGCGCGCTGTCAAATGAGAGCCGGCCACCAAAGCGCCCATGTACGCTTGCGCTTCAGCAAATAGGGCTCTCGCAACGTCGGCTTTGCCGTAGTGCAAACTCGCCGAGGCCAAGGCCCAGAGGAAAACGAGTTCGGAGTCGATAGTTGTCTTGTCCGAGTCCGCGGCAAATGGCTCTAAACCAAAATGGCCCTTGATGCGCAACTTGTAGGCATCGGCCGGCGCAGGCCAAACCTCCACACATTGTCTTATTTCATATGAATCCGGGTATCCGCGCGTCGTCTCGCGCTCTGTGTATCGCGATGGATCGATGCCTTTGTGAAGCGGATACCACGCCTCATTCAGGTCCGACATTCCGACCCACGTAACTTGATACTCATCGATCCGCTTCGTGCACGCATCTTCGTTCTCGGCCAGATCGTAGTAGCGCGTGCCAGGAACCATCGTCCAGGTGTAAAAGCGCTCGGTGTGCAACGACTTGAATCGCCGATAGAGAAAGCGCTGCGCGCTCGTCAGGAAATCATCGAGCAGCGCGGCCATGCCTGGCGGAGGATTCGCGGCCTGCGCGGAGAACCCGAGCCGACGCATCAGCCGCGTTCGCAGCTCCAAGAGCGTCTCGCGAGGCGTGTTCGGTTCATCTTCACAGTCGCAGTTGAAGCTCGTAATGGCTTCGCCTATCGCCACCACGCCGCTCGTTAGAACCCCATCCTCTCCACCGGCGTCCACGCCAAACCGGAACAAGCCTGCAACGTCAGGCACCGTGACGGTCACGAAACCCGAAGCAAGCGCGGCGCCTAAGTCCGTGTAGTGGAATGCGTCGTCCGGGTCGATGTAGTAGAACTGGAGCGTGCCACTCTCCGGAACCTCGGTAATCTCCCAAGAAAAGTTCAACGTCGCAGGAAGGTCGTCTGCGCCGATGTATTCGATGGTTCGGTCCAAATCTCCGAGCCCATCATCGAACCAATACCGATTATCCGAGGCGTTCTTTTCCCAGGTGTTGGGAGGCGAATCTGAATTCGCCGCAGTCTCCCAATCAGCAGGGGTCGTGATTACGCCCATCAGTCAAACCTCACAAAAAGAACGGGCGCCATCGCGGGCGCCCGGTCCAACCCGCCTTGAAACTCACCCTTAGCCGTTCGCGGCCTGCTTCCGGCGCGGAGCGGCCTTGTCGATCGCAGCTTGCAGCGCGGCAATGCCAGCGCCGTGCATCCCGTAGACCATCGCGACATACGGTGTGTCGGTTTTCTTGTCCGACTTGTAGCGATTCCGCAATCGCTCGTACTCGCTTCGAGCATCCGGCGGCTCCTTGTCGACGGTGGATTCGCCGCTGATCTGCACCGCGCCCGCAGCGTGCACGGCTTCGAGCACCGGCACTTCCCAAGGAGCTACGATGAGCTGCTGCGTGTGGTGCTCGTTCAGCCGCACATGCACGATGATCATTTTCAAGATGCTGTCTCCTTCAATTCCCGAGCAGATGGATCGAAGCGCGGCCGTCGCCGAGCGACGTCGGCGCCTGCACTTCGTACCGCAGGTAACGCGGCAGCTTCGCTTCGACGAACACGGCCGGATCGTTGCTGTCCGCGACGACGAGATCGGCCCACACGTCCGTATCCACTTCGCGGCCTTGCAGCGTCACGACGACCACGGCCTCGGTCTCGGCGAACGTCGTGATGTGGATCGCGACGATCACCGTGTAGCCTGGCGTGAACGGCGAATCCTCGGCCTCGAAGTCGATCGCCGCTCCGTCCGAAGACGCGGCGTCCAGGTCGATGTCCTTCGCTACTTGATATGCGCGCATGGACTTCTCCTAGTTGCCGAGCAGGTGAATCGACCCTCGGCCGTCCGACGCACCGGCGCCGACCGCGAGATACCGGATGTACCGTTGCAGCACGACTTCGGTGTACGTCACGGGATCGTTGCCATCGCCGGTCGCAAGCGTCGTCCACGCACCGGAGTCGATCGATCGGGTCTGCAACGCGAGCGTCGTGACGCCTTCGCCCTCGGCCCACACCGCGATTGCGATCGCGCAAACCACGGTGTAGCCGGGAAGGAAAGGCGTCTCGCCGCCGAGCAGATCGATCGCCGCTCCGTCAGCGGAGCCCGCGTCAAGGTCGATGTCTTTTGCTACTTGAAGTGCTCGCACTGTGTCTTTCTCCTTACGATCGCGCTCACGTAGGTTTGGTCGATGCCAAACCGCTCAGCGAGCGCTTGTTGAGTGAACTGGCCCGTGCCGTAAAGGTCCCGAATCTGTTGATAGGCGTCCGGCTTGAGCTTTCGGCGGAAGTGCCCAACGCGCTTCTTCGCGCCAACGCCTTGGCCCATGTTTTGAACGCCGCGAATTGTTGCGGAGACTGTCGCCTGACTAATCCGCCAGCGCTTCGCGAGCTGCATCTGCGTCCACTTGCCGCTTGCGTACTCGGCTTTGAGAGCATCGCGCTCGTCGTTCCGCAGCTTGTGACTGCGTGCATAGCGATACCTTGCCGGCTGTACCTTGCGGGCCGTGTTCCTCGCTTGCCTGCCACGCTCAACGATGTCACGCGTGTTGTCCTCGTGCGTGCCGACGTAAAGGTGCGCAGGGTTGACGCAGTTCTTCACATCGCACTTGTGACAAACGAACAATCCCGCAGGAACCGGAGCGCCGCTGTGCAACTGATAGCTGAAGCGGTGGGCTGTGATGTTGCCGCCATCGCGACCGCCGAATGTGATCAGCGGATAGCGCGGAGACTCGCTTTGATACAGCCAACATCCGTTTTCCTGCTTGATTACTCGTTGCCAAAACCTTTCCTCGATCGGGACCCTCTTTCTTGCCATGACACCGCTCCATGTTTAGGAGCGGTTATCATAGCAGAAAGTTCTAGGCTATATGGAGCAAAGCGTGGGCGTTCCTTTTCCCTGTCGTCATCGCAGCCTTAGCCGTAAGTGCCCAATAATGAACGTAGCGATCATAGACACGCGGCGGCTTGCGGCTGACCAGCCAGTGCCCTTTGATCGGGCGCAGGGTCAGGTACTTCGTGTTGAGCAGGTAGCCGCGCTTCGACCACTCCTCGGTGGGAGCGTCGAGCGTGTCGAGCGTGTCGAACACCGGATCCCAGATCAGCTCGATGCCCTTGAAGTAAAGGCCCGTGCTCGTCCCGTTGCCGATACCGGCATCCAGCGTCGCTCCCTTCATGTTGCCGCCGTTGCCGCCGAGGATTACCTGGCGAGTGAGCCCTGAGTCGCTCTTGGCTTCCGTGCGCCACGCGTCCAGGAAGTCCGAGCCGCACAGGAAGAAGTCGGGCGGCTCGCCACCGCGCAGGATGCACGCGCGCCACGCCACTTCGGCCGCCGAGATCAGCGACTCCGTGGGCGTGTTGATGTCCAGATCGACATAGTTCTGCCACCACGCGTTCGACGCTGCGATCGTGCCAACGTTGCCGGCCGAAGGCTCGACGGAGACCAAGGCGTCGAGGCCCGGAATCTCCTCGGCATCCTGCGTGCCGTCGCGGTGAAGCATGATGTCGAAGTTCTCCTGGAACCCGAGCTTCAGCGTCTCGTGGTTTTCCTTCAGGAGGTTCGTGAGCTGCACCTTCTCGGAATCGGACGGCACCGCGTTGCGGTCGTCCGTCATGATGATGCCGTTCTGCGTGAGCTCGTCCTCGTTCAGACCGAAGCCGTCGTGGAAGCTGCCCCACGAGTACTTGGCCTGCTCGAGCGTGCGCTTGCGGTTGTAGGTTACTTGGCTGTCACCGAAGTACGCCTGGAAGTTGCTGTCGTTCGAGTAGCGGAGCTGCTCGACGACGTACTGCAAACCGCCTGCGTAGTCTTTCTTCTTGCTGACCAGCTTCGAGTAAAGCGGCCGGCTCGTGTTGATTTGGTCGATCGGGTCGTTCTTCAGGAAGAAGTCGATCGCTGCTTTGCCTGCGTAGGCGAGCTGCTCGGTTGTAAACGACGTATAGATACCCTCCAGGGGAGCCATGTGTGAAACACGCATGCCCATGGAGGTTCGCGACTCCTCATTTCTTAGCTATGCCAGGCGACGAACTCCCGGCCTGTTCCGAGTTTGGGCGCAGCACTTAGCGCGTCGAGATTGTCGAACACTTTGCGCTGCCTCGGACACAAAACGCTCATGCTGAGCGGACTTGTCGAGTCCCTTATATCACTCTACGGAATTGTTATTACTTGACGGCAACAAATGGTTCCATCGCTTGCCGGACAAGACCCGGCTTATTTCGGACGGATCAACGCCCAATGTCAAAGCGATGTACTTCTGAGAATTGCCAGCGCGCGAACACTCGAAAATAAATGCGATCTTGCTGTCGCTCAGCTTTGCCAGAGGATGGTTCTCCCCGCGCCGGTCAGGATGAGTGCCATGAATTGTCTTGTGCATCATGTTTTCGAGCCTCGTGCCCCACATCAGATTCCCGAGCCGATTGTTCGTCGGATCGCGATCAGGGTAGTGACACCCTTCCTTCCCTTCGGGACGCGGGCCGACAAATGCAGTCAGGACGAGCGTATGCACGAAATGCAGCCGCGCCTTCCCATCCTTGGATAGGTTGACGCGGAGATGTCCGAGCGTGCCGTATGGAATCGGCTTGAGGATTCCGCCTCGCGTAGTAGCGCGCGGCAGTGACTTGACTCGCCCCTGATCGCTGACTTCGTAAAGCCCCTCGTAATCGACTACCGCGCGCCAGCGTTCTTTCATGCCTTTCACCGTAACAACTCAGGCGCATAAGACAAAACTTTCGCGTAGTGATTTCCTTCGAGCGAGCGCGCCTCGAACGCCGACACCGGGAACACGAATCCCTTCGGCACGCGGCCCACGCCGAAGTTGAAGTGCTTCTTGTACACAGCACGCACCATGATCGGCTTCGTCTCGGCGAGCCGGTCGACGAATGGCGGCGTCCGCACCGGCCGGAGCTTCTCGGCAGGATCGAACGTCGGGAAGTGATCGCACAGCGGGCCGCTCATCGGGCGGATGTGCGCGCCGTCGCACAGTTGCTTGATGTTCGTGATCTGCTTGCGGAAGTTGATCGGCAGCTTCCGTGTCGAATTGCTTATCGCCTTCGGATCGTGGAAGTACACGACATCGCTCGTCATGCGGTAGCAGTCGATGCCGGTCACGATCACGGGATTACCGCCCAGCGCCACCGCAACCGCGACGGCCGTCAGCCCGCTGTTCGCCGAGTGCCGCCACTCCGGCAGCCGGTAGTCGCCGAAGTGACAGCGCGTGATGATCGGCTTGCCGAAGCTGTGCAGAAACGTGCCCATGTTCTGCTGAGTTTCTCCGTGAGATGGGTCACAACACACGGAGAAGTCAGGAGCGAACCAGTCCTGCATATAGCCATGGTGATTTGCTGATAGCACAGCAGTCGGAACGACGCCCATTTCCTTGAGGCGCGGCAAGTCAGTCAACGTACTTGGGCCGCCAGCGACTATCAAAATCGGGCCGCGATACTTGCCGACGATCTCGCAGATCAGCGTGGACACAAATGCGCCCATCGCTTACCACGCAAGATGTTTAGTACATGGCCTGGGGTTATTTTTAGGCCGAGTGCAATTTGCTTTTGATCTACACCGGCAGACGCGAGATCGAAAATAGAACGCGCGTCCGCTTCGCTTAGCGTTGCCATTCCGTGGGCCTGTCCGCGTGCAACGGTGCCATGCTTAACGGTATCTCGCACGTTGCGAACGTGCGTGTCCCATCGCAGATTGTCGAGCCGATTATTACCTGCATCACCGTCTCCGTGACATCCCTCCATCCCTTCTGGCCGATCTCCGACAAAGGTCGTAAGCACTAAATCGTGAATGTGTCTATTGCGTTTCGAGCCGTCCCTTCCACAGAGAATCAAGAACTTGTGTCCATGCGCTTTGGTTCCTGGCTTGAGCACTCGGCCACGGCGCTTGTAACCGCCACAATCCGTTCTGTCCAATGATCGAACGCGGCCAAGGTCGCTGACCTCGTAGAACCCTTCGTATCCTCGTATGGTCTTCCACTCTTCGTTCATCGCCAATGTTCCTTTACCCATGACCATTCACAATCCCAAGGTTTTCGACGCCCATTGAAGTGACATATTCGAGCGCTTTCTGGCAGCGGCCATTCGTCTCTCTTGTTTTTCGTCTTATAGTCTTGTGACTGCATTATCCCATGTCCTTCAGGCCACACCGGCACTCGATCCGCGAGCCAATGGCTCAAGAGCGCCTGATCCGATCCGTTCCAACCGGCTTGCTTTGCGTCCTCGATCGACGCGTTCGGATCGCGGATGAACTGCTCCCACAGGTGGGTGAGAGTCCCGGTTCGATGCAGCCATGTCCCGCCGCCGAGTCTCCCGCGCTTGCCCCATGCTGAGCTCGGTCGCCAGCCGACGAAATCAGCCGGCGAGAAATCGAACAGCGGCTCCAGACTGCGAGTGATCACGCAGTCGACGTCGAGCACCAGCACTCGATCGCCGAGACAGCGCGCGTCCTTCGAGAACGTCCATATCCTGCGGTACGAAGACGGAAACCTTTCGCCTTCAGGGTTCTTTAGATCCGCGAGCGCCAGGGCTTCGGGGGGCGTGTCGATCACTTCGACGTGTTCGTTGAACAATCCCTTGTCGAATCCGTCAGTTACGCACGCGAACATGACACGTGTCATGTTCCTCGCGACGGCACGCTGCAAGATGTTGACGTGCTCCGGCTGATAGCCTCGGCCGGGCCACAAGAAGCAGGCTACCGTGTCGCCCACAGCTCTGCGTCCTTGGCGTACAGCGACAGGATTCGTGTCTCCGGCATCTGGGCCTTGCGCTCCGATCTCTCGGCCCACACTGGCGGCAGTTCGAGCAGCTCGAGCAGTCGCGTGTACGGCACGAGCGTCGCCGTTGTAATCAGGTAATCGGCTTGCGGCTGCCAGTGCGCGTCTTCGTGCAGATGCGGCTCGATCACGTCGAGCAGCCGATCAGGCGACAGTCCGCGCAGCGGCTTGAAGTCCGTCGCGCGCTGTACGGTGGAGTAGAAGCTCGCGAACCGTGACACGGGGTCCCGAACAGCGAGATAGCACGGCAGCCCGTAGCTTTTCGCCTCTTCATTCGTCATCGGCCGATAGCGGCTCAAGAAGTCCGACATCCGGCGCTTTGGCAACAGCGCGAATCGAAAGCTCGTCGAGCCGCACTTCTTCGGCACGCATACGATCGCGGCGCCGACGCGAAACCAGCCCCACTCTGGACATCGGCGACGCGCGAAGTAGCTGTCAATCAAACGCACGGGACATCGCTTCAAGCACGCGATCCACCGTGATTCGCTCCATCGCGGCCCGGCAGGCAGGATTCGACTTGCGCTGGCCGAGGCACTCAGGGTCAGGCTCGGCGAGGTTGACGTGTTTACGATAGCCGAGATTCTCCGGCCGGTTGAACGCTCCGAAGATCACGACCGCAGGCTTGCGCAGCGCTCCGGCTGCATGGTGCAACCCTCCCTCGGTCGTCACGATGCCGCGGCACAGCGAGAGCACGGCTACCGCATGATCGAACGTCGGCGTGATCAACGATGCGGCACCCCCGAGGAACGGACGCGAGCCGTCGTCACAGTGCAGCAGCGGATACGAGGAACGCCTGGCGAGCTCGGCCCACTTCTCCCAGCCCCAATCCTTGTTGTCGGCCGAGTACGTTCCCTTCACGCGCGGTGCGACCATCACGTAGTCCAACGGCATTCGATCGCGCGCCCACTGATCCAGCTCGCGGATTATGCGAATCTCGCCTCGCTTCACGCGAAAGTCCGGGTCAAAGATCGTTCGCTCTCGTGTCGAGCGCCCGTACCACTCGGTATTCGTGGTCATCAAGATTCGGTCGCCGTGGCCGCAGCTCGCAGGATCAGGCGGTAGCGTCCGTGACCGTTTCAACGCCTCACGGCATCCGCTAGCCCGCGCTCCATCGCTTCGAGTGCCGAGCCAGGCTGTCGCTCGCCGCCGCCACCAGCAGGCTGTCGGCCTCGCAACGGCTCTGCTGGTAGCGCACCGTTCGCTGCCTTCGGTAGCACGACTTTTTCGTACTGCGCCCGAAACATCGCGGCCCATTTGCTCGGATGCACGGTTTCACGCACCGCGAGCAGGCCAGGCAGGATGATCGCTTTCTTGCGCTCGTAGTCTGGATCAGCCTTCAGTTGCGCTTCCAAGGCGTTCAGCGCGGTTGCGCCGGCCGTCACCGCCGCTTGGTGCTGTTGCTGCTGCTCGGTCGTTTGGCGGTCCTGCAACGAGCGTGCTTCGCCTGCGGCCTTCGCATTGCGTCCAGCCGCAAGCTCGGCTGCGAGCTCGGCCGTGATGTCGCCAGCTTCCACGCGCTGCTTGAGGTCCGGATACTTCGAAAGCACGTCGGTGCCGGGAACAACGTCGCCTATCTCTTCGGCGAGTTTGTCCGCCGCGGAGCGCAGCCACTTGCTCGCCTGCCTGCGTTCCTCCGGGCTCTTCGAGTGCATCTGCCGCAGCACTTCAAACGTGCGGCCCACGGTATCGACATCTGCCCCGGTGTCACGGATCGCGCCGATCAGCTCGTCGCGCTCTGAACGGTACTTGTCGCGCTCCGCCGTCGTCGACTTCACGGAGCCGACAAGCGACTCCATGCGCGCCCGCGTCTTGCCCTTGATCCACTCCGGTATCGCGTCATTGACGTGATCTGGTTCGGCAGGAGGTTCCTTGCCGCCCTCGGGCTTCTCGGGTTTCGCCGCTTTCGGATCCTTCGGCTTCTCGCCGGGCTTCTCCGCTTCGGGCTCGACGACATCCGGCTTCTTCGCGCGCAACGCCTCGGGAGTTTCCTCGTCGATCGCGTCGCTCACGGCCTTCATGAGCTCGGCTTCACCTTCCGGCTTGTCGGGCTTGTCGGGCGTCTCCGGCGCAGGAGCTTCCGGTTCTACGACGTCTTTCTGTTCGATCTCGTCTTCGGGTGGCATGTGATCCTCTTATGCGGCAATGGGTGAAACAGCCGCCGCACCAGACGGCAGGGGACCCGGGGCTGGCGGCAGCGGCAAACCTTCAGGACCGACAGCAGGTGCCATCGGCTGAACAGGCGCAGTCGGCAGGAAGCGTTCAACGTCGATCCTGTCGCCGAGCCTCTCGAGCGTCTCGCGCAATAGCTCGGTCAGCGCACTCGCCATCGGCATGTTGCCGACCAACTGCACTTCCTGAATTTGCACCATCAGTTCCCGAATGAGCGGCAGTGCCACGGACCACGCCTCTTTCTCGGCCGCCGTGTTCGGCTTACCAGTACTTCCAGCCGTAATCTCCACCGACAACAGCGTGAGCAAGTCCTCTACGGGCAGGTCCACCGGCCAGAACGCCTCGGGACCGGCGATCTTCTGCGCGGTCGCAAGATCAACGCCCTTCAGCGCGAGCTGCGCGGTGTACAGCGCCATGTCAGAAAGCATGTCTTCAAGCAGATCGCGGTCAAACGACGTGCGCGACGCGAAGCCGGACTGCTGAATCTCAGCCTCGGTCGCAGTCTTCGCGGTCTGCACGCTCGCCTGAAGAGCCTCTTGCACGCCGCTGATCTTCTCCATGTCGGATAGGATCGGGCCGTTCTCGAATAGTCCAGGATCGACCTTCGACACCGGCTTCTCGGCGAACAGATCGCGAAATGGCACATTGGGGTTCGTCGTCTTCAGCCCCGTGAATTCCTGCTGCGTGGACTTCTCGAGCTTCTTCGCCTCTTCGGGGCCTATCTGCTCGGCGTTGAACAACGTCCCGGGCACGGCCCGCTCGCGAGTCAAACGCCAGCTCGAACGGCTGCGAGAGTACTCGTCTTGCAGCTTCGCCAGCCGCCACGACAACGACTGTGGGTGCCGAGCACCATCGACCTCGAAGAACGCGAGCTGAAAGTACGGATAGAACCGTAACGTTGCGAACTGCGGCGCAAACGGCTCTTTCGGCCAGCACTTCACGCCCTCGATCGTCGTCTTGATCATGTTGTCGCGGTGATCCCAGATCTCCACGATGCGCCCGAACTCCACCGTGTCTTCGTCCGGCCCGGCGCCGCCCTTATCAGAGCGCGTGAACTGCTCCGCGTCATCGTCGCTCACAATCCGCGAGCCGTACTGATCCAGCAGCGCGGAGTAGTCGTCGGGCCGCTTCTGGTAGTAGCACGTCGCCTCTTTGACTTGATCCTCGGTCAGCCGCGGGAACATCGCCCGCAATTCAGACTTCGGCTTGTAGATCGCGTTGGACATCCACCCTGCGGCCAGGTAGTCGTCCATGTCGTGCACGTCCAGAGACATCTGCACGTCCTCGGCGGCACAGAAGTCGATCGCCAGAAACCGGCTCACGACCACTTCGAGGTTCGCTTCGAGCCCCGCGGCAAGACGCTCCATCTCCTTGACCTTGACCTCGGTGTCATCCACCGCGCCCTCGGCGAGCTCGGCTTGCGCGAGCCGTAGCTTCTCGATGTTGTCCTGAGCGTCGCGTAGCTGGTTCGCAACCTCAGGGTCGGTGTCCTTGTTGCTCAGCATCACGACCTTGATCCAGCCGACTCCGACCGATAGCACAGAGCGCACCGTCTTGCGAGCGGCCTTCTTGAGCTTCCCTTCCTTCCATAGCCGCGATACCACGATCTCGAGCGTCTCGGCGAACGCCTGCCGATCAGCCTCGGTCTTGCGGCGCGCTTGATCGGCCATCATCACGGCCGGGTCCATCGGGTTCTCAGGCGTGCTCGTCACCCGCGGCGCCGGCCGACAGTTCATGTCCGGGTCTTTGGCGTAGAGGTACGACGTGAGAATGTCGATGAATGTGCCGATCA